CCGCCCGCAGCCGCTGCACCGTCTGCGCCGCGTTCCAGCCGTCGTAGCCGACTGACTGCAGGTTGAACGTCTGGTGCACCTCGATGATCTTTTGCTCGATCACGGCGTAGTCGATCGCCTCGTCGCCTGATTCGATCAGCAGGCCCTTCAGTACCCAACCCGCGTATGGGATCAAACCGCGCAGCGTGCGCCGTCGCACCGCCGATGAGGGCACGAAGCGCCAGCCGTGCGTGTAGATCTCGCCCTTGATGTCCCAGACCAGCCGGAACGACGCCAGGTCGGTCGTGCTTGAAAGATCCAGGCCGCCACAGCATGGGTACTTGCGCAGCCATTCCAGGTCGACTTCGCGTTTGCACTCGCGCCACTTCGTCAGGTTCACCCAGCCCTTGGAGACCGACGACGGCCGATTGAGCCGCTTGATCTTGAACTCGGCGTGCGTGCCGGGCTTGTCCTTCGCCTCGATGGCCAGCTTGCGGATCTCGTCCAGCAGCAGCGGGTTGACCTCCATGAGAGGGTTGGCCTTGTGATAGGCCTCCTCATCGAAGTCATCGTCGGCTTCGGTGCCGAGGTCTTCGTCCTTCTCGTCCACTGCGTAGTACAGCGCCAGGTAGTGGTCGGCCTCGATCAGGCCGCGCAGCACCTTCTTGGCGAACTCGCGTTCTTCCTCCCACGGGCCCGGGTTCGCGTAACCCTCGGTCGTCAGGTACAAGAACAGCGGGTTCTTGCGCGCGCCGGCCGCCGACTTCAGCACGTTCAGCAGGTCGTGGTTCTTGTGGGCGTGCAGCTCGTCCAGCACCGTGCACGACGGGTTCAGGCCGTCCTGCGTGCTGGCCTTCGCGTGCAGCGCCTTGTAGCTGCCGCCGTTCTCGTAGCTGGCGATCGCCTTGGCGAACGCCTCCAGACTGAAGGCCTCGCGCAGGTCGGTGGTCTTCTCGACCATGCGCTTGGCGACCTTGAAGACGATGCTGGCCTGGTCGTACGTCGTCGCCGCGGTGATGACCTGGGGCCCGACCTCGTTTTCGCAGGTCAGGCAGTACAGCGAGATGATCGCCGCCAGCGTGCTCTTGGCGTTCTTGCGCGCGATGGCGAACAGGGCCGTCGTGAACCGCCTGGTGCCGTCCAGCTTGCGGAAGCCGAACAGCTGCACCAGGAAGAACACATGCGACTCGTGCAGCACGATCGTCGGTGTGTCCCACGTCCCTTCAACGTGGGGAAGTTTCTCTGCGAAGTCGCACACGTCGGTCGCGTGCCACTCATCGAACTTGAACGGAGCGTCCGCCGCCTGCGCGCGCTCCAGGTCGTTCAGGAAACGCTGCGCGGCGAACCGCATCCAGATGCCGAACCGCTTGCGGTTCTTCGGGTCCAGTGCCTTCTGCGCGTAGCCCTTCGCTATCGCGACGAAGTCACGGGGCTGCGCGTCGGCCATTGCGCGCGAACTTGTTGCCCTCGGGCGCGTCGTTGCCCACCGCCTTGACTTTCCCCTGCGCAACCGGCGTCAGGCCGAAGTCGTTGATCAGGTTCCGGTACTGGGCCACCATGGACGCGACCGGCGCCTCGCCGGCGGCAAACAATTGAACCAGCTTGCCATGCAGGCTACACAGCATGGCCAAGGCGCTCAGACCCCCCTCGCTCAGCAGCTTGTTGGCCACCAGGATCGGGGCCAACCGGTTCCACTCCTTCACGGCATGGACGTTGGGCAACCAGCTGGGCGGCTTGGGCACTTCAGTGACGACGGGCAGCTCGGCCGAAGGCGCCGCGGCGCGGTCCTTTCGTTCCGTGCCTGCGATGACCTTCAGGCTGGCCGGCTTCTTACCGGGACCTGGCATGTGGCACCTCGAAAAATGGTTTTTCTATCCTGACGGTGCGAAAAAAGACCTGGGGGCGCGGTGTCCAAGCGTGTTGCCTTGAAACTACAGATCGCCCCCCCTGTCTCGGTCGCCCTGCTGCACCGTCACGGTGCGGGATCGACGGGCCATCCGTCCTCGCCGATGGCCACCGTGTGCCGCCTGCCCAGGTCTTCGCTGGTCTTCTTGTCGTGGCACACGAGGCACAGGACCTGCATGTTCTTGTCCTCGTCCTCACCTTGCTTGTGGAGCGGGACGATGTGGTCAGCCTGGAAGCCGTGGGGCCAGTCGGTCAGCTTGCGGCAGTGGGCGCAGTGCGGGTCCTTGGACCACAGCCTCAGGCGGCGGGCCTGTGCCCTGCGACCTCGTAGCCTGCCGTCGTGGTCGTCATAGCGGGCGGCCATTGAGCCCACGGGCGGGCAGCGGCTGCACGTCGCCCTGGTCGTCGTTCTCAGCCTCTGCCATCGCGCGTACCAGCGACTCGTTGCTGGCTGCCAGGCGGTTGAGGGCTGCCACCTGCTTGCCCATCATCTCAACCAGCGGGCCGAGGTTCTGATGCAACGTGGCGTCGGTGCCGCCATCAACCACCAAGACCCGAGCGCCGAGCTCCTGGGCCAGTGGCTCCAGCGTCTGCTTGATCTCGTGGGCGACCTGGTCGGACAGCGGGCTGTCGGTCTTCACCACCAGCAAGGACTTGCTTTGTTCGTTCATAGGCTACCTTGGTCCACTTGGCCAGCCAGGCACGGCGAGCAGCGCATGCGGTGCACGGCATCAGCGCCAGCCCCGATGTCCGGCAGTGCCCGCGCAGGTAATGCTGTCCCGCATGCCTGCCGGCGACTCCTGCAGCCGGTCGTAGCAGTGGAACAGCACGGGTTTGTCCGAGCCGCCGCGGATCGCATGGATCGCGCGGAAGCGGATCTCGTAGGTGTCGATGCCTTCACGGCTCGGGAGCATGCGCGGGGGGTCGTGGGCTGCGATCACCAAGCCGGCTTCGGTGTCCACGCTCATCACGAGCTTGATCTGCTCGCACGTGCCGATGTCGAAGACCTTGGCACCCAGCGCGTTGTCGCGGCTGTAGAGCATCAGGCAGCTCCACGGCGCGCGAAGCCCATGCGCTCCACGGAACGCCAGAACGCCAGGGACGCCTCGTCCAGGGTCAGGGCCGGGTTGATCTCAACGGCGCCAGTATTCTTGATGCGCACGCTCCAGTCGTGCGGGCCACCGATGAGCAGATCGGGGGCGAGCTGGCTTCCTGCGCAAAGGGTGCTGGCGTCGATGACGCCCACACAGCAGGCCAGGGATGCGAGTTCGGTTGCCATGACTGACCCGGGTTGTGTTGAGGGGTGCACCCATCGGACCTACCGGGCTTGATCGGGCCCAGCTGGGTGCTGCCGTTCGCAGCTCGCCAGACACCGCAGAGCTTGCGGAGGGAACTCCCGCGCTGTTTCCCCGCAGCGCGGCCGACGCCTGGGTGTCGGTCCAGTCGGGTGTTAAAGGTGGACGGTCGCCGGCCGCGTTCCCGAGCGGATAAGGTGTGCGCGAAGGGGTGAGGGATGCGCTTTTCGGTGGTGCGGCCACGGCAAAATGCACTGCAAACCACGCGGAACGGGCTGCCGATCAGCCCAAGGCGCTGACACGAGCCTCAACATGCATCGGTTCATCGACGATTCAATATACGGCGGCCACTATCGATTGGCTCGGCAGCCACGCCCATATCGGGGAAAGCGGACGGCAGCTTGGACCAAGATCGAGTTGGAATTCGCCAAGCCCGTCCCTGCGTTGCAGTATTGGATATTGGTGGATGCGCTCACTGAAGGCCGCCGGGACAAAGAAGCCGTGGACCCTCATGCGTTCCTGCGCTACTGCATCAGACAGGGCTGGCTAGAACGAGTCGACGGGCCGGCGGGGACCAAATAGCGCCCTGGTGGTTTACTTCACATCGATCTGGAGCATTCCGAGGGATGCGAACCCTGCTCTGCGCGGCGTGGAAGGCCGGCGACGCGACCCGCGGGCTGGAATGCGGAACCGAAAAAGCCCGCCGATCTTGCGAAGGGCGGGCCTGAACGAGACAGCGCCCGGCGATCAGCCCGGGCGGCCAGTCAACGGTTGCCCGGACTGGACTTGAAGCCCGATGCCGAAGCAGAGCGGGGACGGGCCGGCGATCAGCTCCGGCGCAAGAGACATGCGAAGCCGACGCCCTCGATCCCGAGCCCGTAGCCTTCCATGTGCAGCCTCCAGAAACGCGAAAGCCCTCCGCGTGGGAGGGCTCGTTCACCGAGCTTTACCGACACCACCGCCTCCTACATGGATGGGCGACCCTGGGTATGCGTTTGCGCTCAGTCGTTGGGGTAGCACGATACACGAAACTCAGGCTTCGCGCAAGAAATTCAAATCCAGGCAAGTTCCGTCGCGTATCTCCGCCAGGCAGGCGGCCGTCAGACGACTTCGCCCGATTTCGCCCACGGCGTGAACTCCTACTGCGCTGTCATTCATTTGCCTCGCTTATTCGGTATGGGAGGAAGCGCAGAATCGCTCCATGCTGAAGCATCTGTCGGCCATCCCGCAGCCAAATCATTTGATTGGCGCAAGAGCGCTATTCCTGGGTCGCGCTCGGAGGGTTCTCCTGGTGCTGCTTGCAGCCAGCATTCCTGTGGCCGTGCTGATGCCGTCTCAGTGGGGATGGGAGAACAGCTGGATTGAGAACGCGCAAGTGGTCGTTCTGCTTGGGGGGTTCGGCGCGTCTGCCACCTTTCTGCACCGCGCAAGCACCAGGTCGGATCGCACCCTTTGGCTCGGCATCGCGCCGATCTGGCTATTGATCGCCGCACGCGAGCTCAGCTGGGGCGCAGTGTTCGCAGATCCAGTCGGCTTCACCGTCGACGGCCCCCAGTTCACCTCCAATACCCTTTGGTTCAAGCAATACGTGGACAGCGCTGGTGGGCTAGTCTTCGCCGCATGCGCCTTGCTGCTCGCCATTGCGCGGATCGATCGCGTCATCAGTCGCATGATCCGAAGCTCCGTGTTCCCTTGGGCAGAAGCTCTGGTGGTTCTGCTCGCCGCCTTGGGCTCCTCGATTGCGGAGAGCCACCTTGGATTTGACGCGGACTTCCTGGGAACTCAGGCCCAGGTGGTTGAGGAAATGGTTGAGCTCGTGGGCTATTTGGCCCTGGTCCTCGCACAAGCGTGGGTAGCCTGGTTTACTGTGGCCGCAAACACAGACAGAGAACGTTGATGCATACCCTTACGCTTGTCATCAGCGTCAAGCCTCGCGGTTGATCAGCATCTGACGGCCGTCACGCACCAGCTTGGCCAGGCCCTCCATCGTCGTGCCCAGCGCTTGGCACGCCCGCTTCGGGCTCACGGGCTTGACGTAGTGCCAGTTGATGGCCGTGCGGTTCGACTGCGGCAGCGCGGCCACGGCCTTGGCCATCTTCACGGCGTCTGCCGTGTCCAGCACATCCGAGATTTGGTAGGCCATGTCCGCACGGACGCGAGGCGGTGGCGGAACCATGCGGAACATGGGCGAGGTCATCGGGGCCGTCGTGCCGTTGCACCAGCGCGCCCAGTTGGCCAAGCGGCGATCCATGAGCCGCTGATGCGGCTCGACGGCGTGGAAGTCGATGGGTGCGCGGCTGCGGCGTTCGGTGGCTTGGATTCGTTCTGCAATCGCGGTCATGGCTTCCTTTGGTCTAACAACGTGGTCAAGAAGGGGAAGAACAAGGGTCAGTTCTCATAGGCAAGGCTGAAGACCCGGTGGACTGCGCATACCACCCCTTACCCAGGGGGGCCTGGGAGGCGTGGCATGCGCAAGAGGCAGTGGCAGTTAGCCCAGCGTTCAGCGCCCTGGTGGTGGCCGATGCGCCCCACCAGGTAGCCCAGACTTACAGCCCCGCATCGGGACCCTGCGCACGCTCTAGACAATCCACCCACGTTTCGGCTTTGCACAGACCGGGTAGCCGAGTTCTTGGCCCTTGCCCCCGCGTATCGAGCCGCTGGCAAGGGTTGCGAGGCTTGCCCTAGGGCATGGCCACCTCCTGCGTCCGAACACGCATCAGGAGGCCGCAGACGGCCAGCAAGCCGGCGCGGACGTGCATGTCGTTGGCGTCCTCGCCGAGGACCGGGCTCATGCAGTACGGCAGGCCGGTAGCCTGGGCTGCGCGCTCCCCTGCCCCGCTCTTGTCGTTGTCGGCGAACACGTAGCGCCGGCCCTTCGTGATCTGGCCCGCGACCAACACCATGTTGGAGTCGCTGAAGCACACCAGCACTGCGGCGTTGAGACGCATCTGCCGCGCGGCCGCCTCGATCGACAGACCTGTCGCAAAGCCCTCGCAGAAGATCGTCTCCATGGCGCGCGGCGAGCCCAGACGCAGCACGGCGCCCTGGGCCCGCATGCCATAGGTCATCTTCTTGACCCAGCGCATCACGCCGGGCTCTTCCTCGGTGTCGGTCCAGCGGATGACCTGGGCGCCGCGCAGCTCGTTGGTCTTCCAGTCGCGCATGGGCACCAGCAGCCCGCCATCGGGCAGAACCAGGCCTTCCGCGTTCGGGAAGCCCTTGCGGTACAGGTAGTCGTGATGGTGCGGGTGCGTCTCGCGCAGCATCTCCGCGGCGCGATGGGCCGCTCTCTGCTGAAGGCGCTGCTGGTCCTCGCGCGCGGCCTGGCGCTTGGCCTGCCACGCGCGCTTCTCTTCCTCGGTCCAGGGCTTGGCGTTCGGGTCGTTGAACCAGTGCGTGCGCTTCTCGCCATCCCAGGCGAAGACCCAGCCGCGCTGCCCATCCCAGAAGTACGCGCCGTTGGTGCTCTTCGGGTGCTCGACCGTGGGGCAGCGCTTGACCTTCTCGCTCGGGTTGAACTTGGAGGGGTTGATCTCCAGCCCGTGCGCCCGCGCGAAGTTGATGAAGTCCATCATGCGGCGGCAGCCTCCTTGGCACGCTGGAACCGGCGCTTGATCAGTTCGTGCTTGAACTGCCCCTTCAGCTTGGTGCGGAGCGCATCGCCGCATACGGCATCGTCAGGCACCTGCGCGATGGACCAGGTGTAGGGTGGCCAGTCGCCGGTCAGGTCCTTGAACTTGCCTTTGGCGAAGCTCTCCTTCTTCTTGATCGCCGATTCCGCGAGCGCGTAAGCGCAGAGCTGCGTCCATAGATCGCGCTTCGTGCTGGCCATCGTCTTCTTGTCGATGACGATCTCCTCCATCGAACCAGCCTCGTGCACCACGCGCGAGCTGGCAGGCATCTCGAAGCCGCAGGACATGCAGCGCTGACGGAACGGCTTGTAGCTGCACTTCGGGCAGCCCGTGCGCTCGCGCTCGTCCTTGTCGTCGTGCCGCACCTTGCGGTCCATCTGCTCGCCCATGTCGAGCGAGGCCACGCCGTTGAAGAAAAAGTCGATGAAGTCTTCAGCGAACCTGGTGATGTTGCCGCTGTGGTCCAGCAGCAGGCAGTCAGTTTTTCCGGTCTCAGGCGATGCGCGCAGTCCCCTGCCCCACATTTGGATTGCGGTGGATAACGACTTGCGCAGCGGACGGCAGTCCACGACGCAGCCCACGTCGCGCACGTCGAAACCTTTGGCCAGCGCCTCCACGCTGATCAGCACGCGCAAGGCGCTGTCGTGCTTCTTGAAGTCCTTGACCAACTGATCGCGCTCGCGGTCCTGAGTCTTCTCGGTGTAGGTTGCCGCGAAGATGCCAGCCTCGTTGAACTGCCGGCAAAGCTCTTCGCAGTGCGCGATCGTTGCTCCGAAGACGATGGTCTTGCGGCCCTCAGCGTGACGCATCCACTCGGCCACCACGTCGCCGATGATTGCCATGCCTCGAGCAGCGGCCTCCTCGTCCTGCCACTCCCCGCTGGTCTTCAGCTTGGCGCCAGCCATGTCAGGGCGCTTGCAGGAGAGAACGCGCATAGGGACAAGGACCTTATCGCGCGTCAGCTCGTCCATCGTGGTAGGGCTGACCAGGTTGGTGAACACCTTGCCCAACCCGCGAGCGAACGGGGTAGCCGTCAGGCCGACCACGCGCGTGTCGGTCTCGGTGGCGCGCTTGATCCACGCCTCGTGCATGGTGTGCGCTTCGTCCACGATCAGCACATCGGTTTTCGGCCAACCGCGCGAGGCGATGGTCTGGATGCTGGCGATCTGCAGCCGCTTGGCCCAGTCTTCCATCAGCTTGTTGTCGCCTTGGATGATCCCGTGGTCACCCATGCCGTACTCGAACGCCGCCTGACTCGCCTGATTCACCAGCGCGATGCGGTCGCAAACGAACGTGGCATGCAGTCCGCGTTTCAGCGCCTTGTGCGCCACACGCAGGCCGAGGTACAGCTTGCCGGCGCCAGTGGCTGCGGCCACGAGGTGGTTTTTGTGCCCGGCTGCAATGCCTTCGGCGATCTGCTGCATGGCCGTGATCTGAAACCGGCGCGGCGGTGGGAAACGGTCGGGGTATGCGTCCTCGAACAGGCTCGTCATGCAGCCACCGCCTTCGCCTTCTTCTCCCAGTAAGCGACCGAGCGCTTCAGGTCGGCGATCTCCGTCGTCATGCTCAGGACACGCGCCTGCAGGCCGTTGGCGAGTTCGCGGTACTTCTTGGCTTCGGCCAGCGCGGCAGCGAGTTGGTCGCTGGCATCAAGGACCTTGGAGACCGAGGCGATGTCCTCTTCGGCTTCGGCCAACTGTTCGCGCACGACACGCAGTTCGTCTTCCAGTTGGTGTGTGCGCTCTTCAGCGGCCGTCTGGGCCTGCGTCGCGTTGGCGGCCTTGATCTCGGCGTTCACCAGCTTCACGGCCGGGACCTTCTTGGGCTTGCCGCGGTGCCGGACCGGTCGCGGCGCCAAGATGGCGGCAGCCTGCTCTTCCTTCGGCAGCTTCGCGATCTGCTCTGCCGTCTTCAGGGAGGTCTGCCCGCTCAGGACAGCCTGCTTCACCTCCGGCACGGCCCTGGCCTCCACCGACTTGGCTTGCTCGATGGTGCGGACGCCCGCTCCGATGCTGTCGGCCATCTGCTGAGAGGTCCTCGTTAATTCCGCACCCGGTGCGGAATTTCCCGGGCGGCCCGCACTAGGACGCCATGCGTACAGCGCTACCTCGATCAAGGCCCATGCGCCCGTGGTGAGGTGACGGCGGTGCTTGTTCTGCGCCTTGACGAAGTCGCGCGGATCGTCTTCAGGGTCGAGATCCTGCGTCGGACAGGGCATGCCCAGTTCTTGCGCTGCCTGATAGCGATTCCAGCCATCCAGGACCATGCCTTCGTAGATCGTGATCGCGTTCTTCACGCCGATGTTCTCGATCGAGTCCTTCAGCGACTTGATCTCATCGGTCGACATGGCCGGGAATGCGGCGCTCAGCGGATGCTGCTGGTACGTCATGCAGCCTCCCGGACAGCGAGGTCAACCACCGCACGACGGCGCTGCCCTTCGGGCTTGCCCGCGTCATGCGCAGCCTGCAGATGCGCGAACAGCGCAGCCTGAGCAGCCATGGACTCGGCGAACTCCTTGGTGATGCGCACCATGTCTGCGTCCTTGATGCCCTTGGCGCCAGCCTTGGCGGCGGCCTCGGCCAGGAACTCGCCGAACTCCTTGGCCGACGCAGCGATGCGGCATGCATCGGCCGTACTCATCGTGCTGGTCGATTCGATCGGAACCAGCGCGTAGCCGAGCTGCATGGCCATCGCCTGCAACGGCGAGTGGTCGCCCGTGAGGGAGCAGATCTGCACGACCTCCTCCGGGCTGCAGTGCGCATTCGGGTAGTTCGGATTGACCTTGTGGTTCAGGCTCGTGGCCGACATCTCCATGAATGGGGCCAGACCAGCTGCGCCGTTGGAGTCCTCGGGCGTGGGGCCGCGAAAACGGCGCACGGCGTTGTAGAGCAGCGCGGTGATGTTCATGGCTGGTCCCTTGGCAGATCTGCTGCGGAAATGACAGTGACTTCGCCTGTGCCGCTGGGCACACTGGCGTCAATGAACACACCAGAAAGACCGGAGAGGTTCGACCCCGTCGCAGCCATGCCGCATGCAGAAGGCACGTTGGTACTGAACCGCTCGCTGACGCTGCGCGTGCATGCGCAGCCAGGCATCCCGGAGCACAGGCTGTTGTCGGTGATGACAGCGCGCGTGGTGGGCGGGAAGTTGCTGATGAAGTTCACGTCGGTGCGGCTACCCGATCGGAACGAGCAGTTCGACGCGCGACTACGGCGCCAGCGAATGCAGCGGTAATGCATTCAGCCTCCCGCCGAGACTGGCGGCTCATCCTGCGCCGGAGCGGCGCCGATCAGCTCTGGAGGTAGATGCTTGCGCGCTTGAGCGGCGATGACACGGTCCGAAATCCGAGCCGGCAGTTTGTCCGGCCACTTCCGCACCGCGTGGTACGAGACGCCGACGGCCGCGGCTGCAGCAGAGATGGATCCGCCGAGCAGTTCGAGGGCTTTGGTCTTGAGCATGGGCGGCATTTAACCGCAGATTAAAACATTTGTCACTATAGTTGATTGATGTCGTGCGATCATGCAACCATGGTTGAAAACGACTCGATTGGAAGCAGGCTCAAAATTGCGATGAGCGCCCGCGGCATGTCCATCACGAGCCTCTCGTCATGCTCAGGAATCAGCTACCAGGGCGTTCGAAAGATCGTCTTGGCACAGACTAAGAACATCAACGCCAGCACGTGCGCCATGCTGGCCACGTGCCTCGGCGTCAGCCCAACTTGGCTTGGGACTGGGGACGGTCCGATGGATCCGCAGAGGGATGCGGCCGCACCTTCAGTCACCGCCGTCGATGCACCCACCATCGGCGCCACGATCCTTCAGTTGGGAAGTCAGCTGACCACCCTCAGCCCGATGGCCCGCGCCAGCATCGCCCCCCTCATCGCTCGGGTGGTCGAGAACCCAGACCTGGCTGCAGAGGCTGCACGTACTGCTGATGCGATAGCGCGGAGTTGAGGTTTCGTGAATCCAGCACAGCGAAACACACAGGCGCAGAAGATCGCGGAGTTGCCCCGCGCCTTCCCTACTGGCGCAGATCTCGAGCGAGCTTCACCTGTTCAGGTTGCAGGAGCACTGCTTGGCGTCTTTGCGGCAGCCAATCCCGATCTCACGGCGACTTTCCGGTTGCGAGAGTTGGCCAGTGAGATCCGTGCTGTGTTTGGAGGACGATGGGAGATCGTCAGGGCGGTTGCGGAAGCATGGGGATGGCTGCAGACGCGCAACTATCTGGTGCCATGCCCGGAGCGCGAAGTTGGATGGTTTCTGCTCACCCGTGCTGGTTTGGAGGCCGCGCTCGCGGTTGACTTCCAAAAGTGGATAGCGGACCGAGACTTCTCCGAGGCGCTGCTGCATCCAACCATAGCGACGGAATGCATGGACAACTTCAGGCTCGGCAAGTTCGACACGGCGGTGTTTGAGGCATTCAAGACACTCGAAGTGGCGATCCGAGACGCGTCAGGCCTAACAGCATCGGACATCGGCATCGGCCTTGCGCGAAAGGCCTTTCGGCCGGAAGGTGGCCCGCTGACAGATGCATCAGCAGAGGGCGGTGAACGGGAGGCTTTGATGTTCTTAATGCAAGGCGCGATCGGAAGCTACAAGAATCCGCACAGCCACAGGAAGCAAGAGTTGGGTGCTGCCGAGGCACGCGAGATGCTGATCATGGCGTCGCATCTCCTGCGGATCGTCGATAGTCGCCGCCCGCAGCAAAGCCAGGACAGCCCCTAGCCGGCCAGCAGAACGTCATCACATCTGTGGAAAGACGTTTCAGCGTTCGCTTACAGATGGCAACAATCGTTGGTTGCCCTATCGCTTGCATGTAGCAGCGCACCAAGCGGAGAGGCACCAAAGTTAACCGCGTGGAGCTAGCTGCCCTTGCGGAGCACTTGAACTCTTCCTTTAAGGTAGCATCTAGAATGACATACGCACGGCGGCCCCACCCGCCGCAGCCAGCAGACCTGCGCGGCCTCGACGAGGGGGAGCGCTTCATTGACGGAGGAGCGCTATGGTGCCGACGGACCTTACAGAGCCAGTTGCAAGAACTGCGTGTTGTAGTTTCAGAGAGTGCAAAGCTGGACATGGTCAATTTGCTTTCTTGGCGGATCGACAATGTCAAGGCTTTTATTTCGCAACTAGCGGCGGCGCATTATCTGAATTCGCAGTGGTGCTACACAACTAAAGGCTCCATTGCTTACGCTGCTGACGCGTACTGCATGGGGTTCAACAGGCATACAGGAGTTGAAAATCAACGAACTGATCCCTGGGTTTATTTTAAGTTCTCAGTAATTGAGAAAACAGGTTCAATTTTGGTCTTGTCAGCGCACCCGGAGAGAAAATGACCAATGCTTTAAATATGGGGGTCGTGTGCCCCTTTTGTGGATCGGAGTCCCTCTCTAGCGAGTCGTTTGTATCCGGTGTTAATTCTTGGCGTAGAAAGATTGTCGTATAAGGCCTTCAGCAGTCGGCCTGCTCAAGCTGCGGAGAGACTTTCGTTCTTGAGGCTCAGCATGATTTCAATGCCAGCCTGATAGAACAAAAGAGCCGAACCGAACAGTTCTTTGTCAATCCAGGATTTATTCGTAGCTTTAGAGAGCGCTTTAGCTTAAGCCAAAGAAGTGCTTCCAAACTTTTTGGAGCAGGGGCTTCGGCATTTGGCAAGTGGGAATCAGGTCAATTGCCAAGCGGTCCCGCAGCGCTTCTGCTGCAGGCGGCGATGCATGTTCCTGGAGTGACTCAGTTCTTGGCTTCACTTGCCGACGTAGAGGTGGCAGAGGCCCAAGAAGGTCTATCTTGGCAAACAGATGTTCCTAGTGCAAGCCAAATACAGCGCAAGCTGACATTGCGACGTATCGAATTGCCACCTTCTGAAAGATCTTATGCGTCGGACGAGTCTTCCGACTTTACGCTAGACGAGCTCTACGGTCAAGCAGCATGAAGCAATCGAAGATTCAGCTGGCCAATTTGTATCTTGTGAAAGTTCAGTTGATGGAGAACTCAAGATGGGACGAGTCGGAAGCAACAGATGATCAGACGGGAAAACTCGCGCTACAGAGCGCGAAGACAATCGCCAAAAATCCGGATTATTGGGATGCGGATGACGAAGTTGACGAAGCCACGCGCAATCACACCTATCTCGTGAAACTCGGGATTAGAACTCCGCCTGGTTCCGAGAATGGGTATCCTTATTCATTCGAAGTTATTTTCTCGGGGATAATTGTGAACTTCGATCCGACGGATGGAAACTCGGATCAGATGGCAACCAAGTATGGACTTGCACTGCTTTACGGTGCCGTGCGGGATCAGGTAGTTGGGATGACCTCAAAGATGAAGCGAGGACAACTTCTCCTTCCGACGATGTCATTTGAGGATGAAACCTACGAAGAACTGTTCGCCGCGCATGAACGGCTGGAAGCTTTGCGAGAGAAGAAAAAGCTAGCTGCACAGCAACCAACTGCGCACTAGTCTCGCAGTGGAGCTTATTTTTCCAGACTTCCCTATCGCTCGCATGTACGACGCGATCAAGTTCAAGGTCTCAAGTCCACAACAGGCCCCCCCGAGTCGATGGCGGGAGGACTCTGCGCGCTGCTTCGGCATCGGGCTTGAAGTCCAGGTCTTCGATTTTCTCGAAGACCTGGCCAGCCAGGTTGATCGCTGGGTGTTGGTTCGTCAAGCCGTCTCCGGGCGGCTTTGTTCATTCTGGGTTACCAGGGGCTGTAGCTAAAGCGCATCCGCAGATTGGTCTGGGCCGGCAGGCCGTCAGGGAACACCTGTGCCATGGCCTCCGCACGGACCCGCGTCCAGATCCGCGCCCAGTAGGCACGGGCGGCGCTCGTCGCACCACGCTTCCACCGGTTGTCACCGTAGTACGCAGCGTTGACGGCCTCGCTCGTTACGAGTCGCTCCAGCAGCGCGCCGGCGAATTCGTCTTCCAGTCGCGTCTTTTCGTCGCCGCTGGGCTTGCCTGGTCCCTGTAGTCGGACGTGCACCTGCACAGCCTCGCCGTGGAAGGTGCTGTGGCACCACCCCGTCCACAAAAAGGCGTCTCGGATAGCGTCCCCTGGCGCCGCAGGATGCTGCGCGGCGATCTCGGCGCACAGCTTAGCAATGGCTCCGGCGAATCGCTGCTCCACCGGTTTGGCCCATTCCTCCATCGCATCCGCTAGGGCGAAGGTCATCTCGGGGAGCGCGCCGCCCTCGTCGGCCGCGTGGGCGCAGGAGCGCGACGCCCAACCCGCCGCCAGGCTGATGAGGTCGCTGCCGTCGATTTGGTGCCGTCCCTGCGCGGCCCCCACCTCGGTGGCCAGCTGCCGCGTTCGCGTCTCGATGTTGGTCATGCCGCCATCCTATGCTCGTAGAAGTAGCGCTCGCGGTCGTCAAGCACGGCCTGTTGCGCAGCCAGGTCGGCTGGATCGGGGTTGAGCCAACGGTCCAGGTGCTCGCCCTTGAGCGGGATGATGCAGCGGTCATGGCCGGCCGCGACCACCTCAGGCGGCGGGTCGTCTGTGATGGCGGCGAACGACCACAGCTCGCGCTCATCGGAGCCAGCCGGCGGCGTCCAGTGCGAGTACAGGCAGGCAACCGGCATCAGCTGTCCTGTGCTGGGCGAGAACTCCAACACTACGTCTTGGCCGTCGCGCACGACATGCTCGTAGAAGCACCACCACAGGGCCACGCCGTGCGTTCGGCCAAACTGGCCCCTCCAGAAGGCTTCGAGGTTGTCGCGTCGGGCGTTGTAGGTGCCGGGGAACTTGATGTCGTAGTTGGCCGGCTTGCCTGCTGGCCGGCAGCCGTAGCGCATCGGCTTGATGACCCTCTCACCGTTCTCCACGATCAGGACATAGGCGTAGACGCCGGGGAAGATGCGCCCGTCCCCTGGCCTAGCTTCGGTGCGGTTCAGGTCGCCAAGCCAGTCCAAGTACTGGGCGCTCTTGGTCGTAGCGATGCGCTTGCTGTCGGCGGCGGCTTTGGTCGGCTTGACAGCCAGCTTGCGCTCGGCCTCCGCCAGGCGCGCGCGCTGGGCGAATAGGTCTTGCTGCAGGCGAGTCGCTTCTGCTTGTCGATGCGCCTCGATCAGGCCTGCAATCTCCCGATCATCTGGGCTCTCCCCTGCAAGGAATGCCTGCTCCATGCCGCGTGGCACCTTGATCTTGCGGCCCTGGGTGCGCTCCCAGAAGATCACTCGGAAGTCGTCGTAGCTCAACCGCCCGCCCGTCTCACGCAGGTAGCGACGGTAGTCGGCCTCGATCTTGGACGAGTAGCACATCGGTTCATCCTACGCCTGACCGGGCACAGGCTGGTCTTCGATGTCCAGTGGCCCCGCTCCCTCCAGCGGCAAATCCCCTGGCTTCGGTGGCCGGATCTTTCGCAGCGCGGCCTCCCCTGCTTCCTCGCTCAGCGCGCACAGCCAGGTCTGACGCGGATATGGGTGGCTTGGCTGCCACTGTTGGCCGAACAGGAGGATGCAGCCATTGCCGATCCGCATCACCCGTGCATAGCTGAGCTTCGGCGCGTTCATCTCCGGCCCGTCCCCTAGCAGCTTGGCGTGCACCTCTGGGTTGCCCCACGTTCCCAGCACCAGCCGGCCTTGAGGCCGTGGCCGCGCCTTAACCTCCGCGTATGTCAGCGGCCGGCCGCTTTCACGGAGGACGTACAAGGTGACGCGCATACTGGATAAAACATCAGTTTACCCAAGACACCCAAAAGCCACCATCGAGCATCGGCACGATAGCGCTGACGCCCAGAAGCAAAAAACCCGGCCGAAGCCGGGTTGCACGGGAGCGAGCCTGGATCAGGCTTGCTTGCGCCGGCGGAAGGCCG